TATACCCAGAGCTGCTGCGCACCCACAATGCTGGCCGGCAGCACACTCTTGAGTCCAAGTTCGGCAAACTCAGCGCAGTGTTTGATCTTGGCCACCTGGTCGCTGGCTGGCTTGGCTTTCTTTACTCTGACCTTGCGATTGGCCTTCTTGAAGTTGGCATAGCGGTCCGCGTCTTGAATAACCTGCTCATACCATTTTCTCAGAGCCGTGATTTGCCGCTTCTTTAGGTGTGCATATCCTTCGCGGAGTTGGTCGTCTGTGTCCATAGCATCAAACTCAGCCAAACGACTGCGACAAAGATCAATGGCCGCCGCCATGTACTGTCGAGGGATGTTGCCAGCCTGACAACGGCGAAAGAAATCAAAGCCGCTGTTAACGTAGCCGTTGAGGATAAAGCCATCAAGTTCTCCTTCGAGATCGCCTAAAAATTCGGCTTGTCGTTCAGCCAGGTTGTCCTGAATGCTCCGCTTCACTACTGGCTCGGGATCAATTGCTGCCTGGACCTCCATGGGACGGCTCATGCAGCGATCTAGATGACCGCGAAACCTCTGCATGAACTCTGGCGAAAAAGTCGATCCCTGCATGATCATGCGAGCCATCCAACCATAGGTAGGCACAAATTCATTGCTGTTGATGTTGTCCCAGTCTTTGACACGCCGAGCATCATGCTTCTTCAACCAGGCTCGCACATAGGCCAGCGCGTCTTTGCGATCCTTTTCATAGCTGTACCAATTAAAGGTCTGCATCAGCAGACCGCGTTCGGCATCGCCAACATATTCACGTGGCTTGGGTTCGGCTCCAGTGACTCGAGCCATGATGGCATCCACACGATCACTCATGCAGTTCTCCAAGGCTGAAGCTGAACTGTTTCATGCTGTCCCAGCGAAAACTGCGCCAGGCCTGCTTGTCCAGATCCCACACACTCTGTGCAGCTGTGTTGATTTTGCGGGGTGCGGCATCAGTGCTTTCCGACACTGGAACAAGTTCCGGGTGCAGAGTGCAGTGCAGCCAGCGTTCGGTGCCATCGGTTTTGGTGAAACAGACATTGACTCGTTCGGTGCGCAACACACCACAGAACCATTCTCGAAACCCAGCCTGATCTTCTTCTGTGGCCTCACTGTACCAATTGGGTGTCCAACTATCTAACAAAGGATTACTCATCGTACAAACCTTTCACAAATATAGCGCTTGGCTTCGCGCACGCTTTTAAATTTTTCATCGTTGATGATAATGGATTTTCCCTGCAGTGTCAAGTTAAATTTATCAGTGCGGAATACATAGACTTTTTTGCCCTGCACGGTGTCCCGACTGTATTGGCTGTCGAACCCCGCAAAGAACAACGTGTCGCGCAGTTCGTCTCGATTCTGCAGAGCAATAAATGCATCGTTCATCAGTGCATCCTAAATTTTTGTAGATAGTCAGTGGCCTGGCTGTAGTCGTTGTCCATGAGCAGCAGTCGATCAAATTGTTCCAATAAAACCATGATGATTAAACTGTCTACCTGCTGACTAAGCTGCAGCGACAACCCGTCTTGCCACTGCTGCAGATCCTCTTCGGTGTCGAAGCTCCACATGGCATCCAAGAGCTCAACCTGTTCCAGAGTCAGTCCGGTGATCTCAATGCCACGATCATTGCGCGCATTGCTGGATAGTTTCTTGCTGCGATATCCGCTCATGTCAGGCTCCGTAGATTTGTTCACGTGCACAGGCCATGATTTCTTCGACGTCAACTTTGATGCTGCGACTAAACCGCACATCTTTTTCGTTGCGTTCCAACATGCTGAATTTATTGAACTTGGTGGGCTTGAGTGCCTTGGCCTTGCCACCCTTGCCGTAGCTCACCATGGTGCCAGTGGTGGAACAAAAATAATAGCTGTTGTAGGCCATGTCCACACCGCGACCCTCGACATTGATGCGCTTGAGTTTGTAGCCCAGCAACGGTCCCAGCTTGCCTTCTACAAAGATGGTTTCAGCATTGGTGTTGAATTCAGCATAGCGTTTCATATCATCGACCCTTTCTATCTTGTTCAGCATCATAAATTATAAACACTCCGACTATCAATGTCAAGACACAAAATACAATTTCTATGGTTTCCATGATGTCTCCTGATTACATGCTGTAATATGATTCACTGCTGGGGCTGCAGTAGTTCGGAGTATCATAGCGTTCTTGAAACTCCACACCGTTCAAAAAGTTCTTCTGACTCACAAAAGTTTCAAAAACCTCTACAATGAATCCTTGCTCACGCTTGGCAGCGGCAACGGTGTTGATGTAAGCCTTGGTGCTGGGTGCAAAGTCTATGACTTCTACGAACCGCAGGCCCTTTTTGTTACGACCATAGCGCTCATCTTTACGAATCCGGCGATCTGTTTTATAAACTTCTAGGGTATAAGCTGTTAATTTCGACATTTCGTTCTCTCCTTATTTACTATACCTCTATTCTATAGGAACGATCCGAATTGTCAAGCCTTTTCTACCGCGTCGGAGGCATTGATCTGCTTGGCTTCTGCAGCGGGCTTCTTGGGGGATCCGTATTTTGCACACCAAATGCAGCGCGTACTGGGCCGACCTGAGAAGTATTCTTGTGCGTCAAAGCCCTGGAATCCACAGCCTAGACATGTGAATTTCTTCATAGCGGGCTCTGCTGCGTGTTCTGCTTGTTTTCGTGTGCGTCGCACCATGTCTATCCCATTATTTGACGACTTCGCGGGCTACCTGCTGCACCTTGTGTACTCCAGTGTCAGCCCAGTTGGCGAAGCGCACAACGCCCACCGTAGCCACAACTATGCCGATGATGATGCCAACAAAGAGATTGGCCATCATACTACTCCGACTGCCTCAGCAGCAAGTTTCTTAATGGCTCGAGCCGCGGCTTCACGACTTTCGGAAAACGCATAGTCATTGCTCAGACTATTGAACCCTTGAAAGAGTTTCCACTGACCCTCCACCAACCATTCTACTCGAATGTCATAGGCCACATCAAAAGGACTGCCGTCGTGCACAATCCGTACCTTGCCAGAATCCTGTGTTATACGCATGCTTCCATCTCCAAAATTATATTGTAAATTTTACTACGCTGCTGATCAATACGCGCATTGGTTTCTTCGTCGAAGCATCCCGCCTGCTCATCCAGATTGATCAATTCTTCATACATTAAATCCAACAGAGTTTTGTCGCTCATACCGTCTCCTTAGGCCCAGACAAGTTCTTTTGCAGGGAACATAACCTTACCGTCGAACTCCAACTGATTACGCTCATACTCAGTCAAATAATCGTTGGCAACCAACTTCCAATCAACAACCGATTCAACAATGTAATCGTCAGCTCGTTCGATTTGATCACGCATTGACATCACAGCCATGGTGGCTTCTGCATCATTCTTGATGCCCCGCACAACATATTCGTCACCACCCTTGGCCTTCCAGTAAGCCGCATCGCCTTTGCCGATTGAACCATCTTCCTGCCAAGCGTAATTCTCATAAACCTGAGTGAATATAACTAATTTCATATCATCTCCTTTTCTTTACTATAACCACATTCTAGCATCACGATTCGAATTGTCAAGCACTTCTACGACCAGTGTGATTCAGCACTGGATCATATACTGAGATCAATTCGCGTTCTAGGGCATGGGCTGCTGCCTTGCCTCGCACTACTTCATAGATGCCATAGCTATGAGCTACGGTGCCATACTTGACAATGCTGTTGCACAGAGCCCAGCCCTTGTCTTCGTTGAAGGCGCGCCAAACGTGCTTCTGGATTCGGACTCGCAGTTCTTTTTTGCTGCGGCCTGCTGTGATGCCCACATATCGGTCACCAGTGACATTGTTGACGATGACATATACTATGTGGCAGCGGTCTGTTCTTTTCTTTCTCATCATACTACTATTATAGCACCTTGCACCAAAATGTCAAGCCGTAGGGAACCCATTGATCTGCTTGGGGTTTGCGTCAGAGTTTGACGTGGCTGCGGTGAATTCGGCATTGAATAATGCCGTTGTACCAGGCTTCGGGCTGTTCCAGCACCCTGAATGAGAATTGTTCGCGAGCTTCGATGTAGCTCAGAGTGCCCTTGGTGCCACAGAGATAGAGAATGTCGCGACGAAAATTGTCGGATCCGAGCCGCTCAACGTCGGCCTGTAGTTCCGGACTGCTGCTCCAGTAGGTCGGCCAGTCGCTGGCCACCTTGATGCGTTTCTTTTTGCCCTTGACTTGTCGCGTTTTGCTGAATTGAAACAGTTTCTTGCCGATGTAGCGGCGGCCATCCACTAGATTGGTGATCATATAAACGAAACCAACATTGTTGCCGATGTCGGTTTCGGTGAATTCTTTGTCATTATAAAACCACATGAATAAATCTCCGAATAATATCGGCTATTTATTCCTCGTCTACACCATAGTCTTGTTCTTGTTCTAATTCGGCGCCGCAGAACGGACAATTACCTACGGCATAGTATTGCTCATCCATGTCATATTTTATTCGAAACACTGCATCACAGGCTTGGCATTCATGATGGGTTATTGGCATGGTTGTTTTCTTTGTATTGTTGGCATGACACGCCATGACTGTTTAAATAGTCCACACCAAAATGATTGCGATATTCATGAGCATACCAAACATCGGCAATGCCGCTCTGCAATATCATTTTGGCGCACTGGTGACATGGCGCGTGTGTTATAAACATGCTGGCTCCATCGCCGCTTTCATGGCTGCGAGCCAGCTTGGCTATGGCATTTTCTTCGGCATGTATAACGGTGTCCAGAGTTCGCAGTCTATAGGGCCATTGACCATACTCTGCATGTTCACCGGTCAATGGAAACATTTGCCGCATTTCTTCTGGAGCAAGCCAGCCGCCGGTGTTGCGTGGCATCCACTCCAGCTCCTCACAATTATTATCATCGCCTGGAGCGGTACCATTATAGCCAATACTTATAATTCTGTGTTCTTTGACTACTATGGCGCCTACTTTAAGTCTTCGGGCCGAACTTAGATCGGCGTACCTCCGGGCAACATCCAGGTGTGCTTCGATTATTTTTGACTTCATTGATGGCCGTCCATTTATTCAGTGGGCAGTGTTGCCCCTTTAGCAGAACCTTGCCGGGCATGAAACATCCACACTCCCGGCAAACCTTTATTACGCTGTTAAAACTGTCGCAGTCTCGGCAGATGGCCATGCGATTTTCAGCATATTCAGGCAACATAGTCCACCACAGGAAAATATGTTAAGAATCGATCGGGTTCGCCACGAACCTGTTGGATGCGTTGCTTGATCTCAGCAAAGAAATTCCAGGCCAAGGGTATGAACACCATGGGTACACCTGCATGCTTCTGCAGTTCGTCGATGCTAACTATGGGTGTGCGCATGCCGGGTGCAAATTTGCCTTGTTTCAACGGATTGTCGTCAATGATAAAATCTAGTTCTAGTTTGGCAAAATTCAGCACAGTCATGCCTTTGGCGGCAGCTCCATAGCCCACTACTTTGTAGCCCTGCTCGCGTGCCTGAGTCACTGCTGTGCGCAATTCTTCCATGAGACGATGTGCATTTTGCGCCCAGAGTTCGTAGCGACGCAGGTCATGAAGACCGTCGTTGCGATCCAGGTTCAGTAAATTGCTTACGCGATACGGGCGACCCTGTGACTTATGCATCACTACAATATAGCTATTACCGTGTATGGGTTGTTTGACGATGTCTTGAATGAACAGTCCGGCACGGTCGGCAATTTTAATCAGGCTATGCACATTAAAAAAGTTCACGTGTTCATGATAACAGGTATCAAATTCGTTGCGGCGAATCATATCAACCTGAGAAATCTGCATGAAAAAATAACCATCGTCAGGCATGATGGCTCGCACATTTTTAAGGAACTGCAGGGCATTGTAATTATGAGCCACCACATTCTGTGCTACAATCACCGACGGCTGAATCCGCGCCAGGCCTGGTACGGCTCGCGCATCAAAATAAGCACACACCACATCATGACCTTTTTCCTTGGCCAAGGGTACGATGTTTTCTGCAGGATCAATGCCGTAGGTGGTCCAGCCCAGGTCTTTAAACTGAGTTAGCTGAGTGCCATCGTTGCAGCCGATGTCCAGCACACTGCCCACATACTTGCCAGTGAACTCCTGCACAAAGCCCGCAAACCAACGCATGTTTTCCTGCAGTGTCTGCGTGGTACCGCTGACATACAGATAATTTTTAAACATCAAATCTGGTTCTATGGCATGACTTAGCTGCACATGCTGACATTTTTCACACACCAGAGCGCGCAGAGGATATGTTGGTTCTTCCTGATCCGCGGTGTCGAGATAGCTGTTGGCCAAAGGTTGTTCACCCAGATCCAGTGCCAGCAGTAAATTGTTGTGGCCGCAGGCATTGCAGCTTCGAAGTTCCGTAGTTTGATTCATTGATATTCCTTGGGGGTAGTGCGATCAGTTATGATGCATTGATCTAAATTTTTGGCTACGTGTTTAATTACGTCGGCACGCTGACTGCGGAATTTAAATTTAAATTCTCGTTCGAATCGCGTATTGTCGATCACAAAGTCATATACGCCGGCGCGGTCCGGTGTTTCTTTTAATTCAGCTCCAACATAATGACATACATCTTCCGCAATGTCAATAACTCTGTCGTTGAAACTGCAGAGATCGTAGATGCCGCTGCGAGGCACTGGTGTGTCCAGCATTTTGACCATGGCTCGACACAGATCCTCCATGGCCAGGATTGGTCGTTTTACATATTGATTGTTCACGGTAACTACGCCAGTGTTTACGGCATTGTTCACCATGGCATTGATCATCAGCTCGCCGCGCAGGTTGGGACTATACCCGTTCACAGTACCGAAACGACAGCCAATGATTTTATATCCTTCGTTGATGAAACGTCGAGCTTCCAGATCCAGCACATACTTGGTGATGTCGTAGTTGTTGATGGGCTGGAAAACCGAAGCTCCGCCGTTGCCATACACCGAACCGGAGCTGGCATAGATCAACTGCTGTGATCGATTCATTTTCTTCACCAGGCCAACAAAGTTGCTGACATTGTTGATCCAGCTGCTTTGAATGTCGCCGTCGCACATTTTAACGCCGCTGTGACCAGCCAGCAAGATGATGGCGGAGGCTTCTTTGACCACATCTTCGGGGAGGTTGCGATAATCGTCCACCAGCACACCGGCTTCGGGTGTGCTGTACCAGCCCATGTCCACACTGGCAACATCATGGCCTTCGGCCGTCAAATATTCATGCAGGCGTGTTCCGATGTAGCCTGCGCCACCAATCAATAATATTTTTTTCATCCAAGTCTCGAATACATGTTGGGTTCAATGGTCAATTTGCTCTTCACTTCATCAATCTTACCAAGCAATTTATCACCCCAACGATCCCACAGCAGGGTGTCCACTTCGTCGTTGAGGTTCTGTCGCCACCAGCTGTCCAGGGCTACTTCCTGACTAGGGTCTGTGGGCGGTCGATCAAACCGATAACCACGTGGCTGTTTGATGCGAGTAAACCATTCATAGCTCTTGCACCAATAGTGATTGATGCGCATTACATTCCAGCTGGCCTCACCGCCGAGATTCCAACCCTTGTCAGTGGGTATGATGCGACCTTCGAGATCCGTAGTACCAAATTCTGTGCTGTACACATGCGGATTGGTGGCTCGAATCCAACCACCACGACCGCGGCCACGGGCAATGCTCTTCATGTGATAATGCAGGGGATAGTCCTGCGGCCCACGTCGAGTATAATTTTGTGTAATAAGCTCTGGACAATCGCCGAGCTCGTTGTGACCGTTGCTGCCAAAGTAGGTCCAGTATATGCCAAGAGCACTCACAGGGTCGTTCCAATGATCCCACAGTATGTCCTTCACTGTTTTGCCTTCTGCCATGGGCATCATGAACTCGTCGGTGTCGTTGTAGCTAATCCAATCACATTCTGGACGATAGGTATCCAGATAATGCTGCATCATGGGATAACTGACATTGCAACCTTCTACATCGTTGATGGTGATGTCGTAGTGCCGACTCAACTGGGTATATATTTCTCGAGTGTTGTCTTCGCTTTGGTGATTATAGATATAGAATTTAGTGAAGCCCTGCAGTAGATACCAGCTCAACCATTCAACAATCCATTTACTTTCATTCTTTTGAATACTGGCTATGCCCAGTATCTGCTCATCTTTGGTCATGTCATTCCTCAAATAAAATTTCCTGCAGGCGTTGTTGACAGCTGGCCCAGCTCCAATCATGTTGCATCTTTTTTACAACCTCACCATGCTGGACAATGGCGCCAGTGATGCTGCGATCCGGATAGGCTCGACAATACTGATGTATGTGGCGGAAGGTTTCGTTGCGACTCACCAACAGAGGACGCCCTGATGCTATGGCCTGATCAGTGACTGCAGCCAGACCCGGCATGTGTCGATCATACATGAACATATTCAAAGTATTGCGACTACACCAACGAATCAGTTCAGCATCATCAAAAAATTCGCGAGTAAATTCTACTTCAATGCCAGGACGTGCATGAGCCAGACACTGTTGACGAATCATGTCATACATGGTGTCCTGAGGATCAGCATAGGTGGCTCGAGGAATATTGATTTTAATGCGGGCCTGATTCAATTCCTTGGCCGCAGCTTCAACAATGCGGTCAAAATATTTGTCTTGAGTGGCAAATCCAAAGCTGCCGATCACTGGAACATCGGACTCAACATAGGCATCGACTTGAGCCGGCGGTATGGGCCGGGGGAAGGCATGGAACCGATCGTGATTACTAACATAGGTGGGATCCATGACCAAATATCCATCAAAGTCATCGCTGAACAACCGGCTGTAAGGATTGCCGGGTTCCATTTCCAGGATGATGCCGTACTTCACACCGTCGAGTCTGTGAAAATGTTCGCTGAGAATATTTTCTGTGCCTCGCATGGTGATGTCATGATAATTAAAAATGTAAGCATCATAGGCAGCATGTTCAACTTCGTCAATCACAATGCGACCCTGATACAGAGCCGTTACATCGAAGTTGGGAATTTCCACGTAGTCCAGATCCCAGTGCTCACTGCCTTCGAGAGCCTGGAAAATCTGGACGCCGCTTTTATAGATGCTGCAGTTTGCTGATCGTGTGTTAAGAAATAAAAATCGAGGTTTCATCAATCACCATAATTAGGTTGCCCAAACGTCGTGCCAATCTCCGCTGAGTGCGCCTTTGGCATAGTCTGTGGCGCGGTTTTCAAAAAAGTTCGTATGTGTTGGTGCGTTGATCATTTCTTCTACCCAAGGCAGGGGGTTCTTTTTAACCTTATAAATGCCTTTGAGTCCCAGACTAATCAAACGACGATCAGCAATATAACGTATATATTGTTTGACATCTGCAGCGGTCAGTCCTTCGATGCCACCCATGTCGAAACTTAAATCAATGAATCGATCTTCAAGCTCCACCATTTTTTCTGCGATGGTGTAGATTTTACCTTTGAGGTCATCGTTCCAAATTTCCTTGTTCTCTTCCACATAGGTGCGGAACAGCTTGATCATGCTTTCACAGTGTTGAGTTTCGTCAACAATGCTCCAGGTCACAATCTGTCCCATACCCTTCATTTTGCCGGTGCGAGGGAAGTTAAGTAGCATGATAAAGGAACTGAATAACTGCATGCCTTCGGTGAAAGCACTGAATACTGCAATATGAGCAGCAGTACTAGCAACATCACCAGTCTGTGTGCTAACACCAAGCAGGTAATCATGCTTGTCACGCATTTCTGTGTATTCCAGGAACTCATTGTAGGTACTCTCCGGCATGCCCAATGTTTCGATGAGATGGCTATAGGCTGCGATGTGCAGAGCTTCGCGCGCTGCAAATCCCAACAGCATCATTCTTACTTCGGGCTGTGCGAAATAGGGCAGATAATTTTTAACATAGCCGCCGGCCACATCAATGTCGCCCTGTGTAAAGAAACGAAAGATGTTGGTTAAGAATTTCTTTTCTGCTTCGGTGAGACGATTTTTCCAATCTTTGACATCTTCCAACATGGGCACTTCGGTATGCAGCCAATGACTTTGTTCATGCTTCAACCAACTCTCATAAGCCCAGGGATAATTAAAAGGTTTGAAATGATTGCGCTCATCGGTTAGTTTTAGTTTTAGTTTGCTCATCTTACCTTTCCATTAGGTTGTCTACAAATTCCAGCAGTAGTCTGCCGTGATTATTATTGTGCCAGTGCTTTTTTAAATAGGGACGATCATACCAAAATCTTTGACTTTCTAGGTGTGGTCCTATGAGTCCGATGCGTCCCTGAATAACGGCAGCTGGGTCGCCGTTGTGATATCTTGCTATGGTGTCAAATTTTGTTTCGTCACCAATGAATGCCGGTCCATCATAAAAGAAAAATCGATCTTGCTGACCGGCCCAACGACATTCTACTGCCTTGCTGTAATAACGACGAGTACAGGTACCGGGACGTCGTATGTATTGCGAAATTTCGATATCAGTGAGACCAAAATAATTTTGATCCGCCCAATAAGCTCCCATGCAGATTCCCAGATATCGACCACCCTTGGCAATAAATCGCTGTATGCGAGCTCGATGATGCGTAAAAAGAAAATCCCAGGCATCGCTGTCGCCGACACCACCAGGAAAACATATCATGTCTACCCCAGTGAAAAAATTATCTTCGACTTCGTGCTTGGTGAATATTTTAAACCGGTATCGAGAACCAAGAGCCTGCATGATACCATTGGCGCTTTGCACACTGCACCGTGGCTGGTGTACAAATACTGCTATGGTTGGTGACATTTAATCACACCAACTCTTTTTTGCTTCTCCATGATAAGAGCGTGCCATGTTATTGTCAATAAGCATTTTACTTAAACTTTGACCATCTAGAATAACATCGCCCAACACACGGCCACCGAACTTGTCCCAGTCTTTGATTTCGATTTGAATCTTTTTGGCTTCTGCCACCTTCTTCTTGGTGAAGTCGGTGGCGGCCTGACCACCCTTGGCTTCTTTTTCACACTTGGCGCGCGGTGCTTTCTCTGGTGTATCCACACCCAGCACACGCAGACTCAACAGAGGCTTCAGCGGAGCCGGCAACCATTTGGCTTCGAACTCTACTGTGTCGCCATCTTTGACCCGAGTAATTTTCCAATCATAAATTTCTGCAGTGGCTACGGGTGATATAAACAATAATGCTAATAAAAATTTCTTCATGCCTGCTCCTATTTAAATTTTGGGCCATAAACCCAGGTTACTAAACTTATTCTTTTACCTGAAGTTATCGGTGTTACTTCATGCAACATTGTACTTGGAAATAAAATTATTGTGCCGCGTTTTTTTGGCATTACGTGATGTGTTGGTTCGGGGTGCATGGTATTTAAATGTATCTTTACGTCACCGCCGCAATAATCATCGTCATTGGAAAGCTGCAAAATAAGACTAAGTTTTCTCAAGGCAATTATATGATTGACATCATATGGAGCATCTGCGTGAATTCTATAGCAACTTTTTTCTTCGCTTTCGTATCTCAGCATTTGCAGAGGTTCAAACCAGGTTAAATCAAAGCTAAAAATTTTTGTATTAACATCATTTATTATTCTAGATATTTTTTCATATATCCATCGAGTCTCATCCGATATTCCTAGGTTATATTCATTTACATTTCGGATACTAGTATCCTCTTCGCCCAATATTTTTAGATCATTATTTTGACCTATTATTTGTGCCTTTCTGTGCGGAAGTGTTAGTCCCGTTTTTACAATTCGGTCCAACTCTTCTTCAGTAAAAATATCTTCAATACAAACATGTGAATGTGCTGCACAGGATTCTAAAAACCACATAATTAAGGCTCCACTATAAGTAAAAATTGAGTCATGCTGTATCTGCCATAACCAGGTTCGTAATTTTCATGAGTTTTTACTGGCAATACTTCATGAGTTAAGCAAGAGGGGAAAATTACCAGCATGTTGTTTTGAACTTCAAGTTTTATATCATAATCACAAAATACTATTTCGCCACCATGAAATCTTTGCGGTTCTTTAAAAAAATATGATATACAAGAAAGAGTGGCTGCATCCTCGTGTGCAGCATAATTACAGGCATCATTATAATAGGATACAAGAGTGCTGTCTCGATTGCTTATTTCAATATATTTAAAAATTGGATTGATTGATACACAAGTTTGTATAAATTTCGGATTAAAAATTTTTCTATTTACCGTAAGAATTTCTGAAAATTCGCGATTACCATACACATCATCTAGATATACTGAAAAATTATTCTTAATGGCTACATTATCTTTGCACGCAGAATTTCTATGATCTGGTGGATTTAATTTAGAGCTATTAAAAATATATTCTAGTTCTCTCCAAATTCTTTGAAGTTCATTATCTGTATAAAAATTATTAATCTTTAAAATTGGTGGTGAATTTTTATATGCACCGCCAAAACATTCAAATTGTGTATTCATTATTTTTTAGATTTTTCATACATTACAGTATTAGTATCACCTAACGCCCACTTTGGTTTTTGTTCTACGACATATTTTTTAGTGCAGACTCGGAAATCCGGAAACTTTAATTCCTTGGGATTGCTGGAGGCATCTAAGAACAGGCACCGATTGTTAGGTTGAGCCGCATACTGTCCATTGTCTAGTTGAATAAAATTAAAACTTTTATGGTCTTCAGGCCATTCCGCATAACTGGTGTCCAACACGTTTGGATCTGGTGCGGAGTTATCTATCGTGAACAGATATTCGCCTTCGTGAAAGTTCTTGTCTTTGGCATAAAACTTACAGGTTAGATTGCGAAGGAATGATTTTTGCACCACAGTAAAGTCGTGACTGAAACAATCCCAGATCTGCAGTGTGTCTAAAGGTAAAAACTTCTCAACGTCAAGATTCTCTGTGCGTGAAACATACGCGTGCAGAGGTAGTTTGTCATAAAGTGCGCCATAATTGGGTAAATAACTTTCAATGCGGAATGCCTGTCCTCGAATGCTTTTAACGGATACCCAAATGCAGGGTTCGTATTCTCCGTGGCCGGTTTCAAAGTCATAGAGAAATTCTTTTCTAATATAACAATGTATCGGGGGTATGTTAGCTACCAGATGCGCCATGTATGTACATCCAAAGTAATACTACAATTAAACAAAAAACAATGAACCAATCAAAGATGTCCATGAAGTTACACTGTAAACGAAGATCCACAACCACAGGTGGCAGTTACGTTGGGATTGCGTATTTTGAATTCTGCACCCAACAAAGTTTGTTCGTAGTCTATGACCGCATCGTTCATGTACTGCATGCTCATGCTGTCCACCACCACACCCACACCGTCGCGGTCAAAGGTATGATCGTCTGCTGCTGGTGACTGATCCTCCAGAGTGAATCCATATTGAAATCCGCTGCAGCCTCCGCCCTGCACAAAGATGCGCAGACGCAGATTGGGATCTTCTTCATTGATTATCTGGCGAATCTTTTGTACCGCTGCGTCACTTATGGTTACCATGGTTTACCTTTTTTGATTTAAGTTGTTTTTTAAACAGTTTTACCAAAATTCGATATATTTCTCTGGACTCGGGTCGCATGGGTGGTTCACTATTCAATGCCTGACGGTAATAAAAATTCCAATTATAGCTGTAACGAACAAAATTTATCACAGTACCGTCAGGATTGATTTCAGAAATATCGTAGGTTTTTTCTTTATGCACTGGATCAAACACTGGTCTTATGTCAATTTGACTGAATTCCTCCCATACCAAATTTTCCTGGGCTTGGCTCGTCAGCGGCAACCATAAACATGCACATAATAAAAAATATTTCATCACAATGTCCAATCATCCTTCGCAGGCTAAACAATCATTGCCTTCGGCCAGAGCCTTTAAATCAATTTCCTGTATCACCTGTCGTTCAATTTTTCTGGCAACCTTGTCGGCTTTGCCGATTTTTTCCGAACGGCAGTAATAGAGGGTCTTGAGTCCGCTTTTCCAGGCCTGAAAATGTACGGCATGAATGTACTTGATGTTTGCATCGGGTCTAAAGAAGAGATTGAGACTTTGAGCTTGATCAATATACTGCTGGCGGTCGGCAGCATGCTGTACAAGCCATCGCTGATCGATCTCCATGCTGGTCTTGAAGACTTCTCTGTTCCAATCGTCCAGTACGTCGGTGAGGTGCTGAACGCTGCCGTCGTTGGCAATAATGCTGCCCCAGATTTCGTTATAGTCCAGCTTGGCATTGGCATCGCATTTTTCGCGAATAATTCGGTCCAGCCATTTGTTTTTATTGAGCATGCTTCCTGATAGGGTGTCTTGTCGGTAAGCGTTAGCACGATAAGGCTCGATACTAGGGCTGGTATTACCCATAAGAATGCTGCTGGATGCATTAGGAGCAATAGCCATGACATGACTAAAACGCCGACCAGTGCCGGCAGCGTCAGGTGCTTCGCCACGCTCCGCACCCAGTGCAAGATTTGCATGATCCAATCCTTCGCGAATATGTTTGAAGATTTTTATGTTGCGGCCCACGGCCATAGGAGTTTCCCAGGCCAGACTGTTGCGCTGAAGATAAGCATGCCAGCCAAGAGCGCCAATACCAATGCTGCGCTCACGGGTAGCTGAAAATTTAGCCCGGCTAATAGCATCAGGAGCATGGTCAATGAAGTACTGGAGAACGTTATCCAGCATCTCAGCAACATCTTTAAGAAATAACGCATCATCTTTCCATTCATCATAATATTCTAAATTGAGACTGCTTAGACAGCACACCGCGGTGCGTTGTTTGTTGGTGGGCAGAATAATTTCCGAACAAAGATTGCTTTGCTGAATCTTTAACCCCAATTTCTTCTGAAAATCTGGCATGGCTCGATTGCTGGCATCAATGAAGTGTAGATATGGTTCGCCAGTCATCATGCGCATTTCCAAGATGCGCTGCCACAGTTCTCTGGCGCTCACCACTTCTCGGACCAAACCACTGTGTGGATCTTTCAACTCCCAGCTATCGTTGGCATCGCGATCCAGCATGCTGCGTTCTATGAGCTGCATGAAATCGTCAGTGATGTTGATGCCATGATGCAGATTCTGGCAACGTATGTTCTGGTCGCCAGTGGGTTTTCTCATTTCAAGGAAACTTATAATATCAGGATGACTAATATCAAGATATGCAGCATAACTACCCCGACGAGTCCGACCTTGTCGATAAGCCAGAGATGATGCGTCATATGTGCGAAGGTGTGGCATGATTCCAACACTTTTATCATCCGCTGAACGTATTCCCAGACCAATGCCAACTCCTCCGCCCAGCATGCTGAGCCAATTTACTTCGCTGAGAGTGCTGACCAATCCTTCTGCGCTATCATCCAAGTAAGGCAGAAAACAGCTGATAGGAAGGCCACGCTTGCTACGACCAAAACTAAGAATAGGAGTACTATAAGATAACCAATGGCGACTACTATACTCATACAAACGCTGAGCGTGCTCTGCATTGCTGCCAAAAGCCGAACTAACATAGGCGAACCTTTCCTGAGGTGATGCTTCGTCGTCTCGCATATAGCTTTCTTGTAGTCGGCGAATGCCGAGCTCATCGAACAACTCGTCGCGAGAATAGTTTACCGCAATGCCATGCACTATTCCTGGCGTCATACTTACTCCAATTAATTGTTGTTATTTAACTTCGTCGAATATACTGCGCTGGGTCTGATACCACTCATTCCAAGCATCTACTTTGATTGAACATTCATGATATGATGTGTAATTTTCAACCACCACACGATGCAGATCTACTATGGTGGCTGACTCGGACTGAATTTTGCTCAGAGCCGGGCAGGGTGTGACTAGAGCCGGTGGAGCTTCGGGAAATTTTCTCGCCACCGGTACTGTTGTTGAACAACCCGAAAGCAGCAGCATTAAAGCTATGACATAATATTTCATTTCTTCTCCGCGGCTTTGTTTTGTTCTTCGATGATGATTTTAGGTACAGGGCAATTTTTAATGGCGTCCTGCAGTTCCTGTTGTTTAGCCAGGAATACCTGTCGCTCTTCCTCGCTCATGTCTTTGATGATTTCCTTGATGACTTCTGTATTTTTACCTTCAACCAAACGATTGATGTATTCAATTTGAGTTCGGCCTTTTTCTCGCACCACGCGTGTCTTTTCTACAACCTTGTATTGAATTTTACTGTTGGCTTTGCTGGCCTTTTCTTCAGACTCTCGAACCTGAGTCTCCAGCGCAGCCACTCGTTCGCGCCAGATCAGTTCGTTGTTTAACTTGCCTTTGAAATAAGTAGCACCCAGCAGTACGGCTATGGCAGCGATGCGTATCATTCGAGCATAACTGCCAATAAACGGAACCTTGCTCAGCAACCAGGTGGCGACCAGAGCTGCTATGCTGCCCACCAAGGCCAGATTCACTGCAGCAGTCACCCAGCTGTCGGGCATGAAATTAAGTAACCACATCTATGTCATCCTTGAGTTATATTTTACCACCTATTTATTAATTTCCTGCGTTTGTACTGGCTCGGTCACATGGTCGAAATTCATGATGCTGGGAAATAATTTGGCAATCTGCCAGGCACACTGATGGGCCAACTCACGATGTTCCTTCTGTGTTCCAGCTTCGGTGCGCACATCAATGTAGTGCAACCAACTGCGCAAGGTACCATTGACATAGAGTCGGCTCATGGTCAATCCCTCGGGCAGGATGGCGCGGGCCTGTTCCTTGGCCATGCCGTTTTCTATGGCCCACTGATAGGTTGAATCCACCCAGTCAATGAGTTCCTTCTGCTTCTTTTCCCACTGATGCGCAAAGTATGCCTGCTCAATGTCGGTTTTGTCAATGTCCAGGCTGTTTTGGCGATTTGTTGTGTCTTGTAGACGAGCTTCACGAAGCTGAAAATTAAATCCCGAACCACCGAGCTCGCTGATGTTGGCATAGCGTTGACTGAACTCTTGAAAACTAAAACTTCGATGTCTGAGCAGTTGACGTGCTATGTCTCGAGTGGTGTTGACTTCCAGACAGATGTTCACCATCTCAAATGGTGACCAGTGTCGATGTTTCACCAGATATCGAATTAATCGTTCTGATGTTTCAGCGTTGTTTTGATTGCCAGGATTGCTGACTCGGGCACAATAGGCCACCAGTTCCTGCAGATCCGACATTTCGCCCTCGCCAGGAAAATTCAGGGCCTGTTTGCTATAACTTACAATCTGCACATTAGCCATGCTATACTCGCTTCCATACATTAAATTGAGCCTGTGCTCGCAGACCCACAAAGGCATTATCATCGACGATTTCCGCTAGCCTGCGCTGCGATAGATCTGGATTGGCCAACACCACATCATTGATGTCTTTACAGCCGTCGAATCTATTGGGCCATATGAACACACGATGCCCGGCATCAATCACGCGGCGATATACTTCTACAACTTCGCGGTTGCGTGGCTGGTTATCAATCACCACAGTCAATCTTCGTGCATCAACTCCGAGATTAGCAAGCCGATGAAAGCCAGTGCCACCAACAGCAACAGCGTTAGGAAGAAATAGACTATCAATTGGCCCCTCTACGGCGTAAACAGTGGTCAGAGGATTGATGTTCTCCCAACCAAAAATCTGCGGTGCATCATCATCGATGCGCACTGTTATATATCTCAGACTCTCGCCCTGCAGGGCACGACAGGTAACTCCCACTAATTTTCCAGTGCGATCTCGAAAGGGCAGCACTAGTCGTGGTTCCGAAGTTTTTATCTTGTCTCGCATCTTATCACTGAGTTGTGCAATGTTGCGCATGTCGTCAATGAAGTACAAACGATTCAACTGATATTTTGGTATGCGACGATCTTCAC